ATAGCTGCCGGGCCTCGCTTTGAAGCGCCGCGCGCTGTTCCTGCGTCGTGCCCTCGGGCACCTGCAACGAAACATTGGCGTTGACGTTGACGCTGCTCTGCGGGTTAGCGGCGCCCGCCATATTGCGGCGAACCTGCTCGGCCTGCTGATTGATCCGCTGCCGGCGCGGATCGCCGGTCATTTGAGCGGCTTCGTTGTCAGGCATCGACAGCGCGTCAGACAGCCAATCCGGCATCATGTCTTTAAGGCCTTCGACCAGTCGCCGTGCCAGATCTTTGCCGCTGTTATAGAACGGCACGAACAGATCGCGCAGCCCTTGCAGAACGCGGTCTTTGTCAAGCGTCAACGCGCCAATGAGAATGTCCGCCAGCCCCTTGAGCTGCTGTTTCATCACGTCTACGTCAATGCCGAGCTGATCTTTGACCTCGGACACCTTGGCCTTGAAGTCATCCCAACTGCCCACGAAGCGGCCAATCACCGACTCCCCACCAAGGATCCAGACAATGATGTCCTCAATGGCGAATGCAAGCGCGGTGAAGGCCGCGACAATGGGGATGCGCTGAATCGCCATAAGCGCGCCACGCATAGTGAACAAGGATGCCGTCGCAACCTTCAAACCGATCGCCAGCGCTGACAGCCAGCGCGCCACCTTGATCCCGGTCATCAGCAACAGCGCCGATACCGTCAGGCGGATGACAGACTCCCAGTCCGCAAAGGCGTTGACAATTCGGTCAAGCGTTTTCAACACGCCGCCCATGATGAGCCCGACGCTGCGCAGCGCAAACCCGATTCCCTGCAACACGCTTTCAATCCGCTGCGTAATCAGCTCGCGGTTGCGAAGGATGAAAGCCTGCATCTGCATCAGAAAATCAGACAGGGCGGGCAGCAGTTCACCGCCCACGGTATTTCGCAGTCCGGTGAACACCGCTTGCAACCGCCCGACCTGGCGAGTGTACGCGCGAGAATCTTGCGCTAGTGACCCGCCAATGGTCACGCCCAGCTCATCGGCCAGGCGCTGGAGTCGCTCAAACTCCTGGGTGTTGATTGAAAGAAACTCGGCAAACTGTTCGCCCGCCTGACCGCCGAACAGCTCGTCAACAATCCGCTGGCGCTGTGCGGCATTCTGAATGTCGTCAACGCGGGAGCGAACCAACGCAAACAGCTCGGCCGTATCGTTGGACACGGCATTGAGCTCACTGGCCTCTAGGCCCAGCGCGTTGAACGCATCAACGCCCGGTCCCTTGCCCGTCTTAACGAACTCGTCGGTGCGAAGGGACAGCTCTTTCAGTCCATCAATGACGGCATCCTGCTGCACGCCATACTGGCTCGCAGCAAACTGCAAGCGCGAAAGCTGTTCGGTCGTCAGGCCCAGCCGGTTAGCCCACTGGAGCGTTTCGGTTGCGGCCTGCGCCGTGGAGTTGGCGACCGATGCGGCCGCTCCGCCAATGGCAGTCACCGCCGCCGTGGTCGCAAGCGCTACGCGGCGGATGTTGCGAATAGCGTTTTCGTACCGGTTGGCCTGCGCCGTGTCGGCGGTAAAGCCTAGCCTTGTGACCAGCTCGCGTACAACCATTAGCGGTTACGCTCCTTTCGCTCTTGCTCTGCCTGCATGTCCGCCTGCATGTCCAGCAGCGCGTTGGCCTTGTGGACGTCTGCCAGCGAGTAGGTGGCCGCCGGACCGGACAGCTCACCCAATTTCGCCTTGCCTTCCATGACCAGCCTCCATGCCGGCCATTCTGCCTGCACGCTCTCGGCTAGTTCTCCGGGGAGGTCGCCGGACTGTTTTGGCTTGCGTCGCGGGCGCCAATAGCGCCCGCCATGCCGAAAAAATCCCCGAAGTTGGCCTCCACGATCCCTGGTAGTGCCTGCAAAAGCTCGCCGATGTTGCCGCTGTAAGCGTCGTTGAACACCGAGTCCATGGTGATATCCTTGCCGTCGCGCGTTGTGCCATACAGCATGGAGCGCAACAGGTCGGGCGTGTCGCCATAAGCCAGCACGCTGACGATCGCTTCGGTCACGGAGCTGACGGGCACCTCGGAGTCAAGACCACCGGAGAACACTGCACTGACGCTCTCCGATGCGCCTGATTCCTTGAGTGCCGCGGCAATGCGCTGCGTCATGCGCAGGGCATACAGCCCATCCCACGGCACGATCTCATACTCATGTCCCTGAACGATCTTTTTTACCGGGTGCCGCGCCATTATTCACCTCCGCTGACGTTGGCGTTACCACCGAGTGTCATGTCAATGGCAGCGCAATCCAGCACCCACTCGCGCTCCTCAATGTCCTTTGAGAAGTCCGCGTCGGGCGACTGCTGCACATAGGCGCTGGCAGCGAATGCCACGGTGCGCCCGCTGGTGTCTTTGACCAGCACCGGAACCACACCGCTGTCCGACTGCTCGTCGGCGATCATGTAGCCGGTGAGCACATCATTGCTCGGGCTCGTCTGCTGGAGCGTGATGGTGATGCTGCCAGCCCGGTTGCCCGTGCGGGCGCGGCTGGTCGTGCCATCAGCGCCGGTGACCTTGTTATAGGCCTGCTCGTCGCGGCTGATCGAGACAAACGTCCCATCGGCAAGGCCGCTGATCGGCACACCGCCGACAACGATGCGCACCTGGTCGGCTGCGTAAGTACGGATCTGGCTCATGTCGTTATCCCTCGTCTATTAAACGGTGAGCGTGCCGCGGATCTCGACACGATGGACGGCACCGGTGAGCTGCGCGCGGAAGGTGACGTCGCGATAAATACGCGCGGCGCGATCGCTGACCTGCTGCTCGCTGGCCGGCGGAACCGTGACCGTGTAGTCAGGCGCGATGACCTGACGGTCAACGGCAATGTCCAGACGGTTGCGCAGAAGCTCCTCGATGATTGCATCACCGCCGACATAAGGCACTTTATCCACGCTTGCCAGTCGGGCAACCATGTCCTCGGCAATGCGGAACGTAAGCCAGTCCTGCGCGCGGATGATGTCGATGTACACGCCCAGCTCGCCGGTCTGGCCCTCAAAGGTGATCGGGTTGCCAGCGACCATGACGTAGTAGGTGGCACGCTTGGCCTCAGCGGCACCGCGGGCGGCGCTGGAAAGCGTGTCCGTGGGAATGCCCGAAAGCTGCTTCCACGCCCAGGTGGTCGTGCCGGGATCCTGCGGCAACAAGGTGCCAGCCCACGCGACTTCGGGGTACGCGCTTGCAGCCAGCGAATGGTAGATCAAGGCCGTGCGTGAATAGGTATTGTCAAAAATCTGAGTCGCAATATCCGTATCGTCCAACGGGTCGATCACGCCTTCGCTGTCAGTCGCGGCCAGAAACAGTTTGAGACGGGCGTTAATGTTCGCCGCCACGTCAAGAATGTCGCTGTCCTCGCGGCTTTCAATCGCGACGGCGTACCAGTCGTCGTCCGCGTCCGCGATGCTGTCAAGCGCTTCGGTGTAGCTCTCGCCGGCGCCCTTGAAACCGATGTACAAGCGATCAGGCCGAAGCTCCTGCCCAAAGTACGCAAGCGCCGCTTCGTACTCGGGGTCGCTTTCGTCAAAAACATTGGACACTTCGTCAAGGTTGCCGTAGCTGCGGACAATCTCGCCCTGCTTGGCGCTGCCCGAACCGTCGTCGGTGGTCCCAATGAAAAGCAGAGTGCCGAAACCGACGCGGGTGACCGCCTCAATCTCCCGGCTGATCTGCACGTCAACGTAGTCAAGTACGCTCGCCATGGTGCTTTCCTCAGTTTGCAATGTCCGTGCTAAACGTCACGGCGCGGTCGTCAATGTCTGCCTCGTAGATAACGGTCTCCACCAGGCCCAGTTCTTCGGCAATCTCGCGGCCGATGCCAAACCGCACGTCAAACGTGGCGCGCGGCTCCCAATCTGTCTGCCCGGCCGACGGCGTGTCGGTAAGCAGCTCAACGGCGCGGAATGTCCAGCCATTAGCGGCCAGCGTCTCGCGCACCGTCTCCAAGTCCAACGTGTCGCGCAGCGCATCAGCACGCTCTAGCGCCGCGCGCGGGTCCGGGCTGTCGTCCGACTCATAAACCACGATGCTGACGGTCACGTCGCGGTTCACGGTCACTGTCGCGTTGCCCTGATAGTCTACTGGCGTGCGGTAGGGCTCACCCACTCGGGCAACCTGTAAAACCTGCACGCTCGCAAACGGCGTGTCCGGCCGTGGCGCGTTCGGGTGCAGCCAAATGGCCGTCAGCCCTGTGTTATCTGCCACCCATTGGCGCAGCGCGTCCGTACTCATTCCTTCACCACCACGGTCTTGTGGTGCGGAACCACCGCGTTCTGCCACGGCTGACGGGCCATTGCGCGATACGGCAGACCATCCACGTCTACCACGTCGCCGACCGTGTTGTTGATCTCGTTGGCCACATGCAGCGCGGTATCCGAGTACAACGTGAACGCCTGATTGTTTTCCTGCCCGCTTGGCAGCAAAGCCACATCATCGGGCGTTGCAGGCTGCACGCTCGCGCGCACCGTAAACGTCGATTCGCTTCCCGGCTGCCAAATGCCGTTGACGTACTGACCCGGCTGCTGGCGCGTGACTGTAAGCGGGCGACGAAACATCAGCTCACGCGCTCCCAGTTGATTGACCGCCGCAGCCGGCCCTCGTCAATAAGCGGGTTGCTGCTGCCCTTGGCCGCAATCGTGGACGGCGCGTTCGGCGGCTGATCCAGCGCGGTCATGTATTCCTGCACCTGGTCTTTGTGCTTTTCGCCTAGCAGCCCGATTGCCCGGTTTGTATCAATCCGCCCTGCAACCACCTGGTTCCAAAGCCGTGCGCTGGTGCGTTGCAACTCACGCTGCCTTTGGTCATACGCGCCACGGATGAACGGCCGGGCCGGCGTATTGCCTGTGCCAAACTCGTTCCAGACGGCCACGTCCAGAACGGTGGTGTCACCGCCTTCGTAATACCCTTCGCCCTCACCAAGCACGCCAACTTTGACCTGCGCTTTGCGGGCTTTCTTGATCTCGCGCTGAATGCGATTCCAGCCCTTGTCGCGATCGATCACGCCACGGCGGCTCATACAATCACCGTGCGGGCGCTGAACACCATCTGGCGGCGCAGTCGCAAAAGCTCGGCGCCGTAGCTGGTGGTCTCTAGGTTGTCGTCACCCATGGGGTTGACGCGCCCAAACCCCACCGACAACTGCCCTTCCTTGCGGGAGTTGACCGCGCCGCTCATCCCTTCGCGCTGGGCCACCGTCCCGGTGTGCGCTGCCAGCAGTGCGACGGCATATTCGCGCTGCGCACCGTAGACCTTCCCAGTCTGGCTGTCCGCCAGATCAATCCAGTCGGTCTTGCTTGCCTCGCTGGCAAGCTCCGGTGCGATGCTGTCGAACAATGCCGCCGCGTCCGCCATGGTCAGCCCTCGATCTTCACAAGCTGCTCGGTCGCTGCCTCGGCAACGGTCTTGCGGCTGTCCTCGGCCAACTCGCGCAGCCGGTGGACGTCATAGGTTTCCCGAATCTCGTCCACGAGGTCCGCAGCCTTGGGCGCCGCCGGCTTGGCTTCGGTTGTGGCCGTCGCCTTACGCTTGGCAACACGCTCAACCAGTACACCGCGCTCAACGAGCTGGGCGCCAATCGGGTGGGCGTTGATCGCCTCCCACTGGTCAGCCGTAATGCCCTGGAGGCCGGGGTGAAGATTCACCCCAGCCACCGTGCGAAGGCGCGGCTCCATGAGTGCCACCTTCACGTCGCTCATCAAATACCCTCGCCGACGGCCTGCGAAAGCGGGTAGTAGATCAGCGTGCCGGCAACGCGGCTGTGGGCAGGCACGACGAACTCAAGGCCGCGCTCCTGCTCGGGCAGCTGCTCAAACACCACCGGCAGCTCAAGGGTGATCGCGTCAGGATCGCGACGATAGGCGATCATAATGTCGCCGCTGTACTGATCGCTCGCGATGTACTTGGCGCGCTCGCTGGCCTTGAGCTCGTTCGACCACTCAACAGTATCCACGAACGGGTTGTTCTGGATGAAGTACTGGAGAATGGTGGTGTCGGTGCCGGTGTCGGCATTGGTCGATGCGATGAGCGTGTACTGCTCAATCGGCAGAACCAGCGTGTCCGGCTGCTCGGCGCCGTTCGTGCGCTCAATGATGCTGTTCACGACAGCGTTCATGTCACGCACGATCTGCGACGGCGACTTGCTTGCGAACGTGGTGCCGCTGGACTCGCCATCATCAGGAACGGTAACGGCCGGCAGGTTGGGGTTCGTCAGCCATCCCTGGAGCCCGAAGTCATCGTCACCGTAGAACGCGATCCGGTTGATCGCTTCGCGGATGGAGCGGACAGCGGCGTTGGCCTTGCGCGCCTCAAGCGGCTTACCCGCAAGCTGCGCGTTCCGAATTTCCTGCAAGCTGTACCCGAAGCTCGCGCCGAGGCTCTTGACCTTGGCGATAAACTCCTTGCCCTTGACGTCGGAGCGCGGCAGATCATCACCGTAGTCGCCGATGATCTTGGCGATGCCGGTCATGTCGTACTGCTCATAGACAACCGACTCGGCGCCGGCGCCCGCCGTGCTATCCGTTGGGATGAGGTCGAAAGCCCGGAGCGGCGCGCGGAGCACGTCATAAGACTGCGCCTTGACCGACTCCAGCTCCCGCTGGAAAAACATGGCGGCGGTTTCTGCGTCGCCGCGCACGTTGGTGTTATTAAGAGTGT